GGTTACGACAATAGCCTCACCGCTCACAACATGCTGCGATAAAGTGAAGGCAGTGGCGCTCCCTGTTCCAGTAAACTTCTGGAATGTTATGTCACCTACGTTTGGGTCTATGCCTATATATGCCATTTTTTATCCCGCGATTTCCATAACTGTAATAGAAGAAGGCATGCGTGAAGCATTATCATTATCTAAATCATAGTAAGTACGACCTATATAAAATGCACCACTGCGAGTTTTGCCTTGCAGTTTATATGTTGTAGCACTTGTGGTATTTGGTGAATCTAAAAAGCAAGCGTGATTGGAGCCAGCAGCATATTGCGTTGGAGAACTGGTGCCATAAAAACCTACCATTGAAAATCTTGATTTACTTCCATTTGCATCACCTAAATAAATTTCGGTTGAACCTCGCACAATGCTAAAACCAATCCCTGCATCAGCACCTGTCACTGCACAATTCACAATAATAAGAACTTTGTTTGAAGTTGATGATGGGGTTATTGCAACACTTAACCCCGTAATATCAACTAAGGACGTACTGCTAGATGAAAACGTATCAGTTTTCGCGGCGCTTACAACTTGCAATACCTTCCCACCCACGCCGGAGGCAAAAGAGTCTGATTGCATTTTAGATATAGGCATCTAGTTATTCCTCACCATCACTTAGGTTTGGGGTTATCAGATTTAATTTTAGATACATTCGCTTGCCAAGCCTCTAGACCTTTTTCGGTAATATATTCAAGTTGTTCAGCGAATGTGCCATAGGCTTCTTCTCTCGCTTTGATATAGTCGGCACGATCATCTGTTGGAGTTTCGACTGCTTTAGCTGTTGCTGTCCTAGTTTCGCCTGCGGAAAGAAAGCTCGGTTTGGCTCCAGTTTTTGGTGCGTACTGTAGTGCCAAATCATCTAAGTCCCCTTCTGTCATATCTGAAGACAAAACAATTTCTGCCCAGCTATTATCAGGGTATCGCAAAGTAGCAACGCCGTCCTCAATTTTTTCAACATTATACTTGGTCATGCGACCGCTCCATGAATTGTACCAGTGTTATTCATTGTCACTGAGGTTCCGCTAACAGCGGCTCCAGCAGCGCCGCCAGCGCCGCCAGCAGCGCCCGTACCGCTGCTATATGAATTTCCATTCGCGCCAGTTGATCCCGCTACGCCTGCAACAGCGTAGGTCGATCCAGCGCCGCCCGTACCGCCCGTACCAGCACCTGTCCCGCCAGCGCTCCCGCTTGAGCCTGATGCGTTTGTCTGGCTATAGCCTTGGCCTACGCCGCCAGCGCCGCCTGTCCCGGCTGAAGTAGTTATTTTTGCTTGACGGTATATTTCATATTTCCCGCTACCACGACTAATACCTCTATGATACTCGTTACTTCCAATTCTTATGTAAGCTGGAAACCCGCTGGCATTACCAATATTACTGGCCCAATATATATAGCTAGTAGAGCCGTTATAATAAAAATGATAAGTATTAACATTCCAATAATAACCAACTTGAGCCGATCCATTAGTCCAGCTTGCGGCTGGCTCTCTGCCCGACCAATCTGCTGTGTTATTTACCTCACCAGAGCCGCCAGCGCCGCCCTGACCGCCACCACCGCCACCACCAGCTAATAAATTTGTGTTGTTTATAGTCACATTGGAAGCAGCGTTAACAATTGCATTACCGCCAGCGCCACTATTTGCAGCGCCACCAGTACCAAGAACACTGCCAGCGTTATTAATAGCAAGAGTGCCACCCATAGTGTTTGCTATTGTCACAGCGGCTGTTCCCCCTGTCCCACCAATGGTAACACCAGATGGAATGGTAATTATCTTCGGTGTAGTCCCTGTCCATACTGAAGAAGTGAACAGAGATGATGCAGCCACATTTGTACTATTAGCTAGTGTCACGCCAACCTCGTTCTGATAATATAACTTCCAACTTCCAACATCTTTAACATACGCCTCTTGTACAACCGTCCATGCCCCACTGTGTTTAACATAGTAATTGTTACTGGTGACTTCCTTCCAAGTGCCGCTATCGTTGACGTAGAACGGCATTTTAACTTACCTTTAACCAAATGTCCCCATCTTCACCGCCAGATGGGCTTGATGTTGATACAGTCCTGTCAGAATGAATGCGTGTATTTAACTCTGCTAGTCCTCGGTATACAACGTACACATTGTTTGTCCCAGCGTCAGGCGCTGCGTCAAAAATTAAATTAGTTCCTGAAGCCGTATAGGACTTCCCCGCCCCCGGCTGTTGAGCCACATTGTTCACATACACGTTCAAGTCTTCAGCCACATTAACCGGACGGTTTAATGTAAAAGTTGTAGTTGACCCATTCCCACTAAAATACTGGCTAGTGGGACTTGCTGGTGTCTGTGATGGTGGTGGCCCTAAATATGCCATTAATCTGCGTCCTCTATTGTTAGAGTGCCAGCTTTTTGTTGTTTAAGAATTTCTGCGTAATGGCGGTTGGCTGGGTCAAGCGGAACGCTTACATTCATATCCCCATTTATAGTGCAGCAAATACAATCTATGACGGATTCTGTTTCTCCATCATCACCGAGCCGTTGAACTGAAATATATTTTGCGCTTGTGATATTCATTTATAACTCCGCATCAGCTTGATATGTTCCAACAATTGCATATCCTGCACCCGCAGCACTTGAAAAATTACCACTCCCAGTTCCATTGCTTATTGCTTTATTAAAACCTCTTGTAGAAACATTATTAGCAGCACACCCTCTGTTATGAGCAGCGCCATCTTCCGTTAACGTACCAGTATTACCAGAACCATCAAAAAGCGTTACTGCTGGAGTTGCCCTCATTTCTGTGGGAAATCCAACCGCGCCAAATGCTTGATTAGCATAAACTGAACGGAACATAGCAACAGCAGTGTACCCAGACCCAAAACCTTTGCAGGAAATAAAAAACCTTTGACACTTGGATAACGTAGTTCCTATGTCCTCATGCTCAAAATCGGTTTTTGTGTCTCCGGCCTCAACTTGCCATCCAGTTGTATTTAATTCCCACGCAGTAGTAGACGTGTCCCCTGCTGGCTGTAGGATTTCAAATCCAAGATAGGCATTAGTATCTATAACAGTGTTAGAAGGGGCAGGAATGTCAAAAGTAAAACTGTATCTTGTCCATGTTGAAGTTACAGTAAGGGATTGAGCAACACCGTTATCTCCACCACCACTAGAGTTGTTGTACCACTGTGGTTTTGTTTGAAAACTGCCACCAGCGGGATTAGTTCCCTTTGCATAAAAGGAAAATGTAGCTTTTGAACCGATTAGATGGACAACATCATTCGCTTCAATTCTGTAATAAATTCCAGAATTATTATTTGCAGTAGATACCGCTAACTTTAAATACTTTTCAAATCCAAGAGAGTTTCTGTCAGAGGTTGAAAATGCCTCTTGAGACATTGTAGCGGTTGCGCCAGACAGCGATAAATAATATCTATCAATAGAACCATAACCCGCTGTAGTTTGGCTGCTTCCGCGAGCGGCCACGTTCATCGCACCGTTGGTTATAAAATTTCTGTGGGTCAAAACTTGGTCAGCCACCTTCGGTACGGTGACTGCTTCGCTTGCAATCTGGTTAGTGTTAACAGTGCCAAGTGCCATTATGTAATCTCCAGCACAGACACAGTTACATCAGCGGCGCTTGCCTGACTAGCTGTTACTCTAAGAATGTCTGATGCATTCATAACAATTTTCTGGTCGCCACCAACAGCCACCAAACTACTTCCAACAGGCACTATAGCGCTTTTCACAATATGTACGTTATCACCGTCATTGTTTATTAGCTGAACATTAACCGTAATGGATACTGTAAGTATGTTGGCAACATTCAATCCGATTATTGTTGTTTCTGTTGCAGAGGGGCAAGTGTAAACATCTGCGTTACCTGTCCCTACAGCCGTGTCAGTAAATGTCTTAAATGCGTTTGCCATTTTCCTATCCTAATGCTATCGCAAATGCCAGCGCATTTGGGTCTGTTTCCGAGAAATTTACCGCATTGCCAGTTGCATCGTTAAATATCATCTTCTCTGCTGGCAACGTACAAAATATTGTTCTAGTACCAGACGACCAGCTTATCTTCTCGTCACCTAACGTAAGCGCCGCATTGTCTGCCAAGGTGACTGCTGAACTTAAAACAATACTTGTCTGGCTATTCACCGTAGCAATAGTCACAACGCCGGAGATTCCTGTCCCTTTGACGCGCTGTCCCACAGTTAGAGTACCTCCAGAGACATTATCAACTGTAACGGCTGTAGAGGCGCTCACAGCGCCATTTACGAGTGCTGTAATCTTTGTGCTACTGCTTTCTAGGATTGTCGTCCTAGTCAGTGTTGTGCCAGACAAAGTATATGTTCCAATTCCAACCTCAAAGTCCGTGCCATCGGAACAGCCGTAGTAAGTGGTGTTGCTGTTTCCTATTTCAGAAAAAGCCTCAAATCCACTTATCGCACCAGCTAAGGTATAAGCACCAGTGCCGGTAGTGGCCGTGGTTTCCTTAACACGATCTTTGATTACAAGAGCCATTACTTCAGCTCAATGCTTAGGTTGCTTGCGTTGATTCTAAAGATGTCACCAACAGCCAGTGTTTTTGATGCGTCAAGAGCGCCGAGGAACAACGTATTGCTACCATCGAACTTTAACACGACATTATCAGAAATACTTTGAGCAGAGCTAAGAACGATTGCATTCTGGTTTGTGACAGTCTGCACTGTAACTAGGCCGCTTATCCCAACCCCAGTAACAACATCACCAACTGCAATAGTCCCGCTGTTTGCATCCAGCGCCACGTTAGCAGAGCTTGATACGGCACCGTTCACAGTGGCCCGTGAAAAGCTATTGTCTGCAACAAACGCATGAGTGACTGTGTAGCTGGCAATTCCACTAGATGGAGAGAACTCAATATTGCCATCGTTAATCACTCTCTGAGAATCACAAATAACTGTGACTCCAGCGGTGTGAGAGGCAGCGGAAGTTCCGTCTTGCGCTCTGGTTACCCCTGTTAACGTATTAACTCCTGTAAAGGATAGAGCAACGTTATCAGCAATTGTCACAGCGGATGACAGTACGATTGCATTCTGGTTAGTAACAGTGGCGATGCGAACTGTGCCAGATATTCCTGTTCCAGTCACAACCATACCAACTGTAAGCGTTCCATTGTTTCCATCAACAGCTACGTTAGTAGAACTGGAAACGGCTCCGTTTGCGTCAGCGGTGGCTGTTCCATCCTTGCCTGTGTAAGTGAGTATCTCTTGGTTGATAACAATATCACCTGATGTAGGCAAAGCCTCAGCATCTGTTAAGATAATCTCTGTGTCAGAAGCGCCAGCATTGACAGCAAGTGTGGTGTTTGACTGTTTCCAGTTAGCCGCCGTTACCTGTTGTCGTGTATAGTTAGCGTCTTGAGTTGTTATATTCACTTCCGTGAATGCACTATTTTCAGCAC